TTTGCCAGAAATGGCTTCAATTAGCCCGTCACGCAACTGGCGGGCTTTTTGCTTTTACTGTCCATTTGCCTGCTTATAACCCTGGCGCATCTGATCCGCCATACTGGTCGCTTTAACGTTTTTTGCCAGTGATTGCTTGTATTGATCCAGTAAAGAACTCAGCTGATCGGTCGGTATTTTATCAACATCCCACTTTTTATCAGTCATCACCTGCTTAAAGCCCGGATAGTCTTTGTCTGCCGCCAGTCGCTGACGGAGCGCATCACTGTTACTCTGTTCTGCACGCTTATCATCTTCCGTTCCCGGAGGCGTCACACCATATACGCTATACAGATGCTGCTCCAGATCCTGGTACTGCTTGTCGTTAGCGTTGATATTATCCAGAACCGTCTTATGAGTGGCGACATCACCGCCGATATCTCCTGCCCGCAACTTACTGTCAGACTCAATACGCTTCTCTTCAAGATCTGCGATTTTCCCTGCAACCTGCTGCCGAACGGTATTTTTCCCAGCCCCACCAAGTGCTTTCGCATTTGGACTGGAGGAAATCAAAGCTGATGCAGCTGCGCGCGCAAACATTTGCTGCCCGGCCGCATCTTTTGGAATAGCAATAAGGGGATCATCCGGATGTGTGGTACCAAATTTCGACAGCGGCCCTTCAGCGGCAGAACCATCCGAGTATGTCAGCTTAATTTTCGGTGAAATTAGCTTTCCGTCAGGGGATGGAATGACGCCTGTTATTTCACGACCTGCAACCGTCTTACCATTGCCAGGATCCACCTCCCCAACCCCGCGTTTGAGCTCTGGGGCCAGAACGGTATTCAGGTTTCGCAAATTCTCAGCAGAGTTCAGTTGATCGGGATTTTTGCTCAACGCATCGGTAATCGACTTAACCGCTGAACGATATGGCATACCAGACATTGCCCCCAGATCAAACGGTGTACCGCTCAGTTTATCGAGCACCTCTGCCGGGACTTCGCCCCTATTTGACAGGATCTGAATAGCTCCCTGCCAGACCGGTTGTAATTCAGCCATCTGGTTACGGTATTGCTCCATGCCCAGTTGAGCGCTACGAAATGCCTGATTCATGCCAGCTATTTGCTGCTGCATTTGCATTTCTTTATCGCGAAGACCCATTTCATCTGCATGAAACTGTTTCTGCTGATCCTGTGATTCCTGTCTGAACTGGTTATTCTGATCGAATTCACGCTGACGCATAATCTGGTCTGCCTGGCGCAGGCTGTTCGACTCTTCCTGGTATTTCTGATTATTCACCGTGCGCCAGATGTTGTTGACCGAATTCAGACCTTCAGCAAATCCACTTGAAAAAGACATACTTCCCCCTAAAACATCGCTGCAACTGACATCGCCAGTGCCGCCATATTCAGTCCCTCAAAGGCACCCTGTTCAGTTTCACGCTTTGCTGTCTGCTGGGCGTCAATCTGCTGCTGTGCGGCCTCACGCTGGGCTTCTTCATTCGCCGCCTGCCCCATGCCCTGCATCGCTTCTTTGCGGGTTTGCTGCCCGGCCTGTAAAAGTCCATAGCCCATATCAGTAAGCCCCTTCAGTGTGGTACTTCATCGCGCCGGATGCTTTGGCTCCGGATCCGGTAAGAATATTAATATCGCGCTGCTGTTCTGCCGTTCGTATACCGTTTCTCGTGGAGGCATCAGAAAGCGCAGCGCTGACTGAATCCGACTGGTCTTGTGGGTTCGATGCGCTGGCCAGCCCGTAGCGCCCCATATCATTACTCTGTGTTACTTGCGCTGTGTTCAGTGAATTTTGCTCATTCTGCGATACCCGGCCCAACTGGTCCGTCATCAACTGGTGCGTATCCTCAAGATTCAGCATTTCGTCTAACACCGGCTCATAACGTGCCTGCCAGTCCGCCCAGGCCTCACGCGTGATTTCGGCCATCGTATCATCTGCATATCCCATGTGAACCTCACGAATATCTGGAGTTATACAACCCAACACCACCCATCCCAGCCCGGATGCCGGAATTTGCCAGACTTAGTGCATCCGGTTGGGCAAGTGATGCTGTTTCAGCTGATCGGGCATCCGAAATCGCTGCTTTATTCGACGCATTAGACAGGCTATCGAGCGCAGACATGTTCTGGGCAGATTCGCCAGAGCCGATCGCCAGCGCATCTTCCAGTCCACCAACATACTGATCTGCCTGCGATGACTGAGCCTGATTAATTGCATCGTTTTCCTGAAATGCCTGCTGCCTGGTCAGGGAGTTCTGCGTGGTACCGAATTTTCCGCTGTTTGGGTTCACTCCCGCAGAAGTCAGCGAATTAGCCGCATTGTCACGCGCATCGCTGAACTGCGAACTGTATGACATGTTGGTATCGCCAGCCGCCTTCTGATAGGCCTGCGGGTTATTCATCTTGTTTACATCCTGAATAAAGACGTCTTCATAGGGCGCCAGTTCCTGCTGATACAGTTCCCACATCGATTCGGCCACTTCTGCCTGCGCCTTCTGAGTTTCAGTCTCTTTAACTTCAACGCTGCCACCACCACCCATAATCACCTCACGTTTTTTCTGAAACACATCCGGCCCTGTTCATCATCGGGCTGGCGAATAAAGCCAAGTTTCCCGGCAACACGTACAAAGCCGCGGCGGGTTGTGCAGAACTCAAACCATCCTGCTCCTGCGGCCCGCGTCAGCTCAGTCACGATCGTATTAAACTTCGCCAGTGCGCCAGAGCCGCAACTGATTCCCAGCCAGACCAGCATGTATTTCTCACCGTCTCGTTTCATCAGTCGGAGTACAACCCGTGTATTTTCATCACCAAAGCAAAACGCCTGCTTTTTACGGCAGGCGTCTTTTATTTTTTCGAACAGGTCGGGTTCATTTACGTCAGCCGCAACCCGGTTAATCAGAGAAATAAACTGGTTCACGATACAATGATCCCCCCGCTTCCTTTCTTGGCAACCAAAAGACAAATATCAGAACAGGTTGTCTCAGAACCGATATCCCCATGCATATACGAGCTACCAATAATTTTAATGGTGACGTCCCCGCCACCGGTGATGATGTCCTTCACCAGGCTTAAAGATTGTGTTGTTGTCCCTTCACCAGTCTGAGTGCAACTGGAACTCGCTACAGTCACACCATTCCAGGTTATTGTTATATCAACATAGTTCGTACCATCAGTTGTTCCACCGTCAGGGTTCTCCGTTGTATGAGCAGTCGCTGTTGTCACTATTGCAGGAATAATAACTGAGCGGTCGAACGCCTGATCGTCTGTAATAATCACAGTCCTTATGCCATCCACCCAGGTTGCACCTCCCCCTGAGGATGTGCTCTTGGTTACCATGGAAAATCCCACAGCATTAACAATATCGCCTTTGATCTGGTTAGCTGACAGCGTACCTTCAATCACACAGTCTTCACTGATAGTGACGTTATTAAATTGCCCCTCGTTCGCAGTCACGCGGTTTAACGTAACATCATTCAATGTCGCATTATTCGCAGTCATATTGCCGCTGCTGTCTACAGAGAAACCATTCCCGATTTCAATCTGACCGCCTTTGATGTCTGGCGAGTCAATTTCAATTCCGGCGGTAACTTCATCCGCGACAATGGTCTGGGCATTAAGAACCTGTATTGTCGCCTGCTCAATAACCGCTTTCTGCATGCAGACGCCATAGTCGGCGTCCACATAGAACAACGCCTCCATGGTGCCGTCAGGATTCGGATTATTAGGGTCAAATACGAAGAACTGGGTTGCTGCAACTGCCACCTGGCTGATGGGCTCACCTTCATCATCCACACCGGCTACCAGGCCAATTCCGGCGGTAATGCCGTCGGCGCTGGCTTTTACCGACCACATATTCTGGAACGCCTGAGTCCCTTCGGAATCAATGGTGGTGATTTGCTCCTGAACGCCGTCCAGTCCGGCCTGCAGTTGAGCAATCAGGGGGGAGTCATTAATGGTGTCGTTAATGACATTGATAATGTCATCGGTACTTTCCTGCGTTTTAACGTAGGTACCTTCACTGGCATCGTATGGTCCGGTCACGCCGTCGCTGTTAACAAAGCGAATCCAGTAATATCCCTCATAAACCGGATCAATCGGGTCACTGTAAATATTTGCCGCGGTACTCCCTACCTGAACCGCCTCTGACAGGTTATCTTCCGGACAGCGCCAGATCTGCGTCAGGCTATGGCCGTAATACACTGGTGCATCCCAGTCTAATTCCACAACGCTGAACCCGCCGTTTACCACCAGACCGGTTGGTGTTGAGGGATAAGCAGGCGTTAATCCGCCATCAGCGCCGGAACCACTACCTGAGCCACTACCATCCGTAGTGCCGCCATAGCCATCTGGGTAGAACGGCACGCGATTGCCGGAACTGTCAGTGACCATCACTACCGCCGCCCCTTCACCGCGCTGCCCCGTCAGAACCTCCATATTTTCATACAGTGCATCCAGCGTTTTATCTGCACGAAACAGTGGGCTTACCGTCGATGTACTGGCTGAGTTTGGTGAACTGACTTTCAGACGGGTATCTCGCTGTCCACCCTTTGCCTGTTTCCTGGCTCTGGCGAGCGAATCCTTCACATTCATGCTGGCAATTCCTTCACGCTCTGCGCCAGTGTAATCCGATCCACCTGCGCGTAACCGTAGACCTCGGCCTGCCACTTGCTACCAGCCATCACAGGTAAGCGGAAAATATTATCCACGATGGAGCCCGGCGGCATGGTGCAGGCCAGTTGCCCTTCAATAAAAAAACGGATTCCGACCTGAATGACTGACGGGGACATAACACGACAAATGGAATAGCTGCTGCCCTGCGGGACATGAAACACTTTCGATCGCCAGCGCATAGAAAGCGGGGTCTGCGACGCCAGTGAAACCCAAAGCTCTCCACCTTTTGCCACATAAAGCAGATCGCTCTGGGAGTCTGCATAGGCTGCATCGAAGGTGTTTGTCAGACGGCGGAGATCGTTGTTATTCGGGTCGTAGATAAACCCTCTGACGGTGTCATACACGCCGTCGCCGTCCCCATCATAGTCATACAGACCGATGTAATTGCCGCCAACCGACCACGCACGAACAGTAGAGGGATTGAACGCCTGCCACTGCTCGCGCGTCATCACATTTGCAGTGGCGACCGAACCCGATCCTGTAGCCGTCACTTTCACTATTCCTGCCGGGCCAGCGTAGAGAACAAAACCCAGCATCGAAACCATAGAGCGCTTTGACAGGCAGGCCTGATTTAACTGGACGGGCTTATCGCTGATGTTACTTGGCGTTATGCCGGAGAAGACAACCGGGACACCTTCCGTGCCAGCCACAACTGCGGTATCCACTGAGGCTATAGCGACTATGTGGTCGTAGGTAGAGAGCTTATAAGCATCGGGCCAGGCGTATGGCAGGTAAGGCATTGAGAACATAATTTCATTGCCCGCAAACCCCACGCTGATCCCGTTGTTCATTGCGCACAGACCGATCATGTTATCCGGCGGCATCAGATAGTCTTCCGTTTCCAGCGTTGCCGTCAGTTCATCACTGGTCAGGCTGTCAACATAACTGGTTACCGCAATATCAAGCTCGACAACTTCAAGGAATTCGGCGTCACTGGTTGTCGTGACAGTCCGATAAATACGTCGGCGCGTGATGTTGTAATTGCCTTCCGGTGGCGCAGCAAGACTGAGTGTAACGGAGCTGCCAGGTGCCGTGATTTCCACATCAGCCGATGCCGGACCTGGCGGCCCTTCTTCACCGTAAGCTGTTACGTAGGTTTCGCAGTAATAGCGCGTTTCGTCATTCGTCGGATCGTCATCAATAACCGGGTTACCGTCATCATCATTGGGTGGGGTAACAGCACTGATACCAATCGCAGTTTCAGGCGTCGGGACACCTAACCGGTAATACGCTGACGGTAAATTATCCCCCACCAGCGCGATATCAGCACTGGTCAGTTTGGGGTACTCGCCGTCGGTATAATAAATTCGGTTATAAGGATCCTGGGCTATGGGGCTGCGGATAACATCCACGTCATGATCCCACGCAAACCAGTAATCATCGAAATAATGAAATACAGCCAATGGGGTGAATGTAAAAGCAATAGAAGCATCGATATCCGCAGTCAACGGTGTAATAACACCACAGTCAAAATGACAATTCTCAGCATACGTTGAATTTGACTGTGGCAATAATCCGTCAGCATCCCGCGGGATTTCCCCGTGCATCGTGGTGATATCAATGTTCATGGTGTTTTATCAGAGGATAGTGGCAGGTTGTTCTGGGAAAGATACTGAGGATTGCTGTAACTCTACATCCGTCATATCGCGTAAATTGCAAAGATAGTTATCCCAGGAGATCAGCGCATCCGAATCCCCAGGCTTAGTTCGTTCTCGGGCGATTGCCGCCTGTAGTACCGCTATGTTTATAGCCGCGTTATTTGCCAGACTTAACCGCTGGATTTTGTACTTTCTTAGATTGTACGCCGCTAACAAACTGGCATCCTGGTATACTGTTTTACCGTCAAATAGCCAAGTACCGGTATCTAACTCAAAGCCTTCAGGCAATGAACCTTCCGTTTCCGCAACGCTCATGTTTTCAGGAAAAAACATACTGACAGCATAAGTATATCCACGTTGCGGAATGGGTTCATTGACTACAGACTTAATTACACTATCACCGTCATACATTAATTTAACTGTTGTATCAGAAAATAATTTCTGACACTCATACCAGTCTTGCCCATCCTCCGATCTTAAATACCTATACCTGCGCCCGGACACCTTGAGCCCTTCATCTACTTGTTGCTGTAGGGGTTTATATTCAGTGAAATTTTTAATGTTTTGCATAATCACCCATAAATTGTCATCCATATGCCGCCCACATTTTCCTGAATTGGTTTGTAATAAATTACACTTACTCCATAATTGCTTGAGTACCATTTCAAACCAGTAAAAACATTTCCTTCGGGGGTCAAATAGGTTTTATTTGATTCACCTTGCATTGAGCCTTGCGCCCCTAACTGAATCCCCTGTACGAAACGTGCGTTGGCATCAGCCATGGTTTCATACCCAGACAGATCAGGAGCTGGCGGCGGGTTGTTTAGAGAGTAAACCCGTTGTCCCGATTCAAAAACAGTACTGGCATTTAACTGACCATTAATTGTAACAGACCCATTTCTGTCAACATGAACAGGGTTAGAAGTCCATAGGCCAGTATCATCATAAAAATGGATATCCCAGCCGCCCATATAATAACCGGCATTACATATATCAACCCCGGATGAATTGTAGTATGCAGTAAATCCGGAACCATCGAGCCCTGCTGCCGTACCGTTAACAAAGACAGTATAGTTTGAGTGAATTGCTGTTAAGCCAACAATCTCCATATTTCCTACGACTAAATTTGCCCAGGTAATGGAATTTAATAATTCAATTGTGTTTACATCAGAGCGGAAATGAAACCGGTAATCGTAATCAGCCTCTGGATAAGTAGTATGAATATCCCAGTAATAATCAGACGCTGTCCCCGTGCCTGTCCCAAAATCTAATACTGCGCCACCAGTATTGATTCTGCTGGTCAGTACATCGGGGGCGCTAACAAATCCGGTAAAACTGGCATCAGTACCACTCAAATCGCCTGTCAGCACTCCGCCACCCGATGGCAATGCGGATACATCTACTGCAGTTAACTCCACATCTCCCGTTTTGCTGTTAACACTGGTAACCGGTGGTTCAATTTCTGGAGGCGGAAACGCTTCGGAGTAGATCCGGCTTTTTGTGTAACCACCATTACCATCTGGCACCAGCACAAATAAACTGGTTGGTTCGGCGGTTTTGAGGCAAAAACCCGGTAGAGTGTCGGCACCAAGCACAAGGTTATTATCTATATCCAGACGAACCACATCGACCGCCGTGGTGCCGCTGGTCACAATCTGTAAGCCAGAGCCAACATTCAGGATGATATCTGCATCGATTTTGAGCGGTACAGGCTCACCCGCAACCACCTGCTGCCCCAGCAAACGACACCAGGTTCCTGTTGCGGCCAGATATACCAGCATGTCACCCGGATCCCAGATAATGTCTGAGTTAACCGGGTCTACACCGCCATCGGTGATCTGCCAGACGCTGGCAATATCCGGCGTACTGGGGTAACCCGCCTGAATAGCCCATTGCCCCTGATCCGTTAATGGCGATGTGACTTTGCTGGCAGCGTCTTTAGCTTCCTGAGCGTACTCCTCCGCCGCATCCCGCGCATTTTTTGCATTGGTTTCGCTGGTCGCGGCAGCTTCCTGGCTGGCCTGCGCATTTGTTTCAGACGTTTTAGCCGCAACCGCGGATGCATCCGACGCCGTTTCACTGGCTGCTGAGTTAGATTCTGACACCTGCGCCGCGGCTGCCGACGCCGCAGAGGCGGCTTCACTGCCAGCCGCATTTGTTTCGGAAGTATTTGCCGCTGTCGCCGATGATGCAGCGGCATCTTCACTGGCCGCTGCATTCGTTTCTGAGGTCGCCGCAGCCTTCGCGGAAGCCGCTGCTTCATCCGCATCACCTTCAATGCTTTTTGCACTGGAGTCTGCTGCTGATGCTGAGGCCGCTGCCGCATCTTCACTGGCGGCAGAGTTTGCTTCCGATGTGGCTGCCGCCGTTGCAGATGAGACTGCTGCGCTGGCATTACCTGCCGCCTTGTTATTGAGACCTTCCATCTGAGCAAGATCGTCCTGCATCTCCTGCTCAAGCTGACGAAACTCCAGAACAATCTCCGGAGTCAGCTGAGACTCTGTCAGCTCCTGCATAAGCAGATCATTCAGGGAACCCGTCGGCGTCGTGTCATCAATATGCACCGTGCCATACTGCTGTGTTTGCCCTGCCCAGCTAACCTGAATAGTGTAATCACCGTATTCCAGATCAACAGAATAACTGCCGTCGCTGGCGGTTTTGCAGGATGAACTCACGCCTTTGAGCACAACATTACCCGTGGCAATGGCATCAAAGGTAATACGTGCGTTGGGTACCACATCACCGGAGATCGGACGTTTCAGTACGCCACTCAGAGTTAAAGTCCCCATTACGGCGCCACTCCTGTCTGCCCGGCGGCGCGAACAGCTTTAGCCTTCACACCTGCCTTATCAACGTTGTTCTTGATGCCCATCGCATCGTTGTAATTCTGCAGGTGCTGCTTCGCCAGATTGTCATCCTGCCCTGGCGCATCTTTGCTGAACGCCCGATACAGGCACCAGTCCACCACCGGGTTAATGAAGATATCGCTGATCGCCATCGCTACCGGGTCTTCTTCGTCCAGTTCCTCCAGCGTGACCTCCACCGGATATAACGACACTGCCATCTCCAGCGTTACGCCTTCTGCCACACCGGGATAAAGCATGAAATATTGTGGTAGCGCCGGATTGTACAGATACGCCTCTGCACTCACTTCCCCGGACGTGGTGCGCCACATCGGGTCCGCAGTGTCCAGCGTAACCCGATCGCCGGGGACCATAGCGCGCCCGGAGTCCTGACCAACAATGTCGATTAACTGATAGACACCCTCCGGCAACTGCTGGCGCACACCGGCTGCGCACGCAAAAGGAATGACTGACGCCGTGACATCCGGACGTTTGAGCACAACGGCGCGCACGGCATCATTGAAATAGCCCAGCAACTCTGATTTGGTCCAGCGAATAAACCCGGGATCGCGCAACTGGGTATTCACGCGCCCCAGTACATCCACGACAGCGATAGTCATCAGAAAAATTCCTGCTTAACGACGGGATTCTGGAAGGTATTGAATGCGGTATTTTCGATGCGCCAGCGGAACGCGGCGCGGTAGCCGTCTACAAAGTACGGTTTCATCTCCGCTGCCAGCTGTGGATTGCTCCACGCCTTGCCCGGCATATCCGCCATACGGGCGACGGTGCCACAGGCCAGCGCCAGCGGATAATCATCAATCAGGATCTGAGGGATAGTGATGGCTGTCTGTCGCGGTTCAACAACGAAGATTGCATTGAACTCTGCATATGCGCGGTTAGCTCGTAGCTCATTGCCTCTCAGTTGCTGATAATCCACGCCAGCCTGCAACTGCGGCCCGTCCGTGCCCGGCTGCATCTGCTCACCGAAAACCCTGATCAACTGCCGGCCCTGATAAGGTTGATCTGCTGGCACCAGTAACACGCTGTCGCCGGCGGCAACGCTGACCGGCCCCACGGTATCCTGCACAAGCTGTGACTCCCGGCAGAACTCGATAGCCGTTTCAACGATCGCGCGGCGGATCATAAAATCCAGCGCGCCGGAAATCGATTCCCGCACCAGGGGATACAGCGCGTCAGGTGATGCCAGCGAGATCATTACGCGTCCCCTTCTGCTGTCAGTTTTGCGCGAAGTGCGTTACGGACACGCAGACGAAAGTCATCCACTTTTTCCTGAGCGGACTGCGGCGGGATGTCCAGTTCAGCGCCTTCCACCAGGGTACGCAGCTGCGCGGCGGTAAATTTGCCGATATCACCGTAGTCGCCGCAGTTCATATCGCGGCGTTCTCGCTCTTCTGCTTCCCGCAATAGTGCCGCTTCACTGGCCTGGCGAGCCGCTTCTGATGCCTGCGATTCACGATCCCGCCACTCCTGAAGATTTTGCGCTTCAATCCACACAGTCGGATGCTGAAGCATACGCTGGGCAATATCTGCCGGAGTCGGTACCGATTTACCACGCGGAAACAGCAGATGACTGCCGGTCAGCGTGTCACGCTTGATGCGTTTGGGTCCGATGTAGACCAGATCAATCTTATCCATCACAGCGTACCTTCGTAGATGTAGAAGATTTCCAGCACCAGATCGCCGGTAGCTGCCGCGACGGTCACCTGAACAGATACATCGGTGTTTTCAGTTGTTTCTTCCAGAACACAACGGGTATGAGTGGTATCTGCTGCGGAAAAGTCATCAACGGAGGTAACTACCGCGCCGCCAATGAGCAGATCAAGACCAGCCCCTTCACCCAGACCTGAACTGGAATACAGTAATGCCGTCGTTAGCTGAGCACCCGGTGGCAGACTGAAGATATCGACAACCGTATCCACCGCCGTGGCATTAAACGTATATTTCGCAATCGCGACTGACTGGTTACCGTGCGACCCCTGATAAACAGGCCGGTTATAAGACGATGCCTGAATCGTTGGCATAACGAGCTCCTGATAAAAGAGCGGGCAGCAATGCCGCCCGAAGAAAGGAAGACGCTTACAGCGTCGGGTTGTTGGTCTGGGAAACAGCGGTGTCCACGCAGATGGTCCCGAAGTCCTGCACGTAACCGTCTTTGCCACGGAAGCGGATTTTCTTCAGACCGTTGATCCAGCGGATAGAGGTTTCAGTGGTATTACCGTGGTCCACCTTCTCAGTGTGCTGCTGGAACGGACTGCCCCATTCACCGGAACCATAGGCATTGGCGATCGCCTGCCCGCCGAGCAGCACAGCGCGGTCCACCATCGTTGTGGTGGTAACGATCTTGGTCGTCGCGTCTTTGTCGTTATTGCAGACAGTGACGTTTGAACCTGAGTTAAAGCGCACCGGCATGCCGCTGTACTGGCGGACCAGAATGTTGCGCCACATGGCAGTGTCACCTTTGAAGATCGGATGATTGAAGCCTTTGGAACGGTTGATCGCCGCAGCCGCCATCATCTGCCAGTCTTTACCACTGGTGGAGGTGTACCAGTCATTCCACTGACGCGGCGTGACGAACATGACGTAGTACGGGGAGTCACCGGACATTTCGTCGGCAGCCAGCTTAATCGGTGCCAGAGGGTGCGCCATTTCGCTGAGATACAGGGACAGATTGTCCACCACATCCAGCGTAAACAGATCCGCAGAATCCAGCGTTTCGAGGCTGGTGGCATCCCCGCCATACATCTGGCGGCCGTAGGTCGGTGGGTTTACATCGTTGACCATGATTTCCGCAAACTCCGCGTCGTCTGCCAGCGGAACGATGATATCGTCAGCGGTCACGTCACCGCGCGCGCCCATCATCTGTACGGTACAGATCTGATCCGCCAGGTCGTTGTAATACGTCCCCAGTAGCGTGCGCGCCGTCTTGCCCAGATTGTGCTTGGTGCGTTTCTGCGACATACGGCCACCGGCGTTAACCATGTGGCGACCCTGGTTGATCTTCAGACCAAACGTGGACTGTTCGAGGTTTTCACCGCGGCCTTCCAGTTTTTTATCGCCCATCGTCGGACGTTTGTTCAGCTTGAAGAAGATATCAACATCCACTTCATCGCCAGCCTGGCGGGTTAAATCGGTCACGCGGACAACCGGCGCATGCGGACTGGACTGTTCCGCGCTGCGTTTGCCGTTGTCGCCCTGCGCATTTTTTGGGGCGTTCTCTGTCAGCATATTGACGAATGAACGGTTGCGGTTAGCTGCGACAAACAGCGCGGCCTGCAGAACCTTATTCGCCTGAGCCGAGGTTACTGTAGTCATATCCTGATTCCATTAAAGAGAAACCCGCCGGTTGGCGGGTTGTCAGATGTCCAGACTCGACAGCAGCGATTCAATTTCAGCATCACTCATCGATGCCATTGAACCCAGCAGATCATTTCCGGACTTCGCCGCAATCTGGGCGGCTCTGTCCGTGGAAGGTGCTGTTACTGTCGAACCAATATCGGAAGGTGAACCCGGCAACGTGGCAGCGGCTGCCGCGACCGCTTTGTCTGCCTGCGCTGCAATAGTTGCCTGGTCCTGCACCGGAGCCTCGCCAAAGGCGGCCTTAACCCGGCGCTCCACTTCCTGAAAGCGTTGTACGAGAGATTTTCCAGCGAATGCTGGGTCTTTTTGCAGTCGCCCGTCGATGACCAGCGCCATATCCCAGCGATCCTGATCACCGCTGCGCCAGCCATCGAGTTCCGGCAACTGCATTAATGCCACATCAACCGCACTAGCCCCCGCTGGCGGAACACTGGCCGGTGCCGCCGCCGTGGGGCTAGTGGTTAATGCACTGATTTGTCGGGTAAGAGCCTGCAGGTGTTTACCGAGTGCGGGATATTCTTCCATCAACTCCTTCAACTGCTCATCATTCAGCCCGGAATCATCAAGAAGACTGGCATCCACACCGGCATCCACTGCCCGTTGTTTCAGGTCGTTCAGTTCCTTTTCGAGCTGCGCGGCCTTCGCAGCATCGACAGACAACTGTTGTGCACGCTCTTCCGCCTGCCGAGCCCGCTCGCGAGTGGCTTCCAGCACGTCATACGGAATAGTATGCACACCGTCTTTAGCAAGAATTACCGGCTTACTGCTCTCTACCGCCTTATCACCCTCGCCCGGCGTCGGCGGCTGCGCTGCCTGTCCACTATCCGCCGGTTTCGGTTCGGCTGCGGCTGGCTGCGGTTTATCGCCCGTCTGGATGGTAGTCGGTGCAGGCACTGGGTTAGGCTTGTCCTCCGGGTTGAGGTCATCAATGATCTCCTCATCCGGTTCAGCCTCGATCTGTTCCAGCTTTGCCTCTAACTCTTCTAAAGTCTCGGACCCTGTAAATTCAACGTTACTCATATCTCACCTTTGCCTGTGTCGTCGGCTAACGAAAAGTACATACAAAAAAGCCGCTCCCGGAGGAACGGCTTTGCTGTGATGCACTGGGGAAAGAATCCCGGCGAGCTCCGGGCGGCGTAAAAACGCAAAAACCCGCTCAAAGGCGGGTTAAGGAGGTAGTACGGCTATTGTTGGGATTTTCATCCTGTGACTAGAAGAAGTCAAGCCTCTCCTAGCAAGTAACCTTATCACCAATTAGGAAAAATAATGTTCATTTAGATAACGAGCTATCTCAATAAACCAATCGCGATGTAAAACTGCATTTCTTTCATCATCAGTAACAGGATTACTTTTTGTTGCTACAGATCTTCCCCTGCGAACCAACGCATTACTGGCCGTCCAAGCGATTGGTCTTATTGTAGTAAAAACATTAACCAGTTCGGCTATTGATATAACATTAATCGTCTTAAATTCCTTATCACGGACAGTATCTGGATTAAAACTATTTTTAATGTTATTCAGTTCAGAAAAATCCACCTCCAGATATGTGCAAGAATAAATTGCGGCTTGAGGATCAGTGCCTAATGGGAAATAAATCGTATCAGCGTTATTCACTGCAATTGGAGTAACGCCAATTTCTTCATTATATTCTCGTAATGCGCCAGCTTCTGCTGTTTCGTTAGCATTCTTTTCGCCCCCAGAAAGGCAATATTGTCCAGCATAATTAAGTGGCACGCTCCCTCTCGGCCAATAAACATTCTTCTCCCCAATAATAGCACTACTTCCATCAACCGAAAAAATACATGTATATACTTGCATACTCCCTCCTTGTTATTCTTTTTTCTCATCTAAAGTATTTAAATACTATAAGATTGTTCTTCCGAAAGATTCATTGTTTCCTGTCAGTAATAAACTGAATAATCAATTGCTGCAACTGCTGTATCTGCTGGCCCTGCTGTGTAATCGTCTGCTGGGTCAGCTCCATCTGTTGCATAATCTGCCCGGTCTGCGCCATCGTCAACCCGTCAGAGTACTTCTGTCCATCGGCAGATGCCTGTGATTTGTTCGCGCTGGCCTGCTTGCTGGCGGTATCCGCATCTTTGTTCTGAATCTCCGCTATCTGCTGTTTGAACTGCAGTGCCTGAGCAAACTCATTAAGCTTCGCCTGCTGTTGGGAGGCCTGCTTCTCTTCATCGGTCATATACTGCGGATCCTGCGTTCCCAGTGCGCGGCTGACGCGGTCGATGAATTCATCCTTATTCGGGATTTCCACCAGTTCAAGCACCAGGTCAATAACGGCAGACTGAGCCTGCGGCGGCAATTTCTGGATGATACCAATCAGACGATCGGCAAGCTGAGCGCGGTACGCTGGTGTGGAGTCGATCGGTGCCAGGACAATACGCGCATCGAGGCGGCTGATATCGTTGGTTATCTTGCCATCGTCGCCCGGCGTGTTGATAGTCACCACTTTACGGCGCCGTTTATCCTTCCTGTTCACCACGATGGTGTAGCTGGTCTTCTGCTTCAGGTCTTCCAGCAGATAATTCAGCACCAGTTCACCCAGCGCATTACAGGCCATCGTATAGTTATCGTTGATCTCAGCCAGCGTCGTCGAACTCTGCTCTACCAGGTTACTGACCGCTATGCCGGAAACCACACCACTGGTGTCCTGCCCCATATAGCTGGAATAGATCCCGGCACAGTCCTGGATGTTCTGGCGGTCATACTCCATAACCTGCATCTGTTGCGCGCTGACGCTGCTGTCACGGTTAATCTGCAGTGCATCCGCTGCTTTGGTTTTGTTCTTGCGATCGGCATTGAGGACAAACACGCCGTCCGGACGGTTCGCTTCTTTACGGACCTGCTCTGCGGTCATGTTCGTTGCATCGCTATCCATGATGACCTGCGACGCCTGCAGTAACCAGGTAACCTTCAGATGCCGGAAGTTGTAGCTGTTCTGCGCGCTGATCATCCTTGACACCAGACCATACGGAATGCCACTCTGGTCTTTACGAAATCCCCAGAAAGGTACCAGCGGGAACATTCCCTGCGGCGCATCACACGGACGATCGCCCAGGTGATACGGCCCTGCCCACCAGGATTCCCGGATAAACGACACCAGCCGCATTTCAACCTTCACCCGCCCGCTGGCGACCGCCACGGCATGCGCAACGTTGTTCTTATCGTACTCAACCATTTTACCGGTCGGCAGTGCCAGCATCGGGATGCGTTCATAGACGCGGTAATAGATCACGTACAGCATTATGCGATCACGACTGGTGCTGAGATATTCAGCCTCGTTACGGCTCCATGTCTGCCGTTCCTCCCAGCCACTGCGCAGATCAACGTCATCACCATCAATTCGTTCAATGTCGTCAAAGGTGTCCCATGTACCGACAGCATTCTTCAGCGTCTCAGCTCGCTGCGGGAACAGCATCACAGCTTCATCCAGGTCAATCCAGCGACGGCGACGCACCCAGCGCGCATCACGCAGATCGGGCTTTTTGCTCAGCCAGTCCCAGTCAACTTCGTTGCGGTTAATCTGCTCTGCAATGTAGCGCGGCCCGGTAACGTCGGGGTTGCGACGAACTTCCACCCATGACAGCCCAGCTTTAATCTGCCCGGCATAGGCATCAGAGCGGACGCGATCAATACGCATCTCCTGGCACACGGTATAAAACTCAGCGTTGAGTGCTTCCGCCAACTTCTCCATGTCGTCGTTTTCATAGTTAGCTTCGACACGAAGATCTGAACGTGTCTTCGCCTCGGTACCCAGTACGGAGTCGATGGCAGGTGCTATCAGGTTCTGGCACTCAACTGGCTGCCCACGTTCTTCCAGCACGGCAGCCACCTGCGGCGGTATCTGATCGCCGTCGTAATAGGCACAGCACCGGTTTGCGTCGGTACGCCAGTCAGGCTGACCGTCGATATCGCCCATGAGATTAAGTAACTGCGTCTGTGTGAACTGTCCGCGATGCTGGCGGTTCTTGCTGATTTCGATAAGTTTCATTGTGTCATCCAGTGCTGTGGTCTGGTGTCGTTGTAGACGGTAACCGAGCGAGCAGGCATACGTGCCCGCATTTCCTGAGCAATGCAGTAGCTCATGACCTGATCGTCAAAGCAGCCGTCCTGCGCATTCATTGAACCTTTCTTGTCGTAGACGTATGAGGACATTTCGGTGATGGTTCCCATCCAGCGGATCCCGTCGCAGCCTTCGCGTAGCAGGGTCTTCATGCCCTCGATGACGATGGGCTTACTCTGTTTGGTGGTCAGCCAGCCCAGCTTCGCTGTTTCGTCGTCGTTATCGCGGTCGATATACTCTTCGGTGTAGATCCTGCTGGTGGGGTAAATCTCACGGAGTTTCTGAATAACCGCGTGTCCGTGGTTGTTTCGTTCCGGTCCGATGTACGCTGGGATCTGAGTTTCATGTTCACCCTGTTGGACAATGCCGCTGTACAGGCGTCCGGCGTGAGCCAGCAGCATGGCAAACAGTTCCGCGTCCAGATGCCCGTACCAGTGCGCCACCTGCTCGCCGGTGCTCTTCTTCACCACGTCAAACGATGAGCGGTCGCCATGCTCCAGCCCTTCTGCGATATCCGCGCCGATCGCATAATCGTCATCCGGATCCGGCAGTTCCCAGACCAGCAGGTGATTCATCAGTGTGCGCTGGAGTTCTTCTTTATTACCGCCGCGCAATGCCTGCACCTTCGACTTTTTCCCAGTCACCGGGTCCATATCGTAGACAATCAGTGGTGTGATGCACCGGCCACCAGCGCGCATGGTTGCTATTGCGTCGAATACCCGGCGCCCGGACGTCAGGAACGCCTCTTCCGGCGTGGACGGAAACTCCTGTTTCATCTCTTCGCCCTGCGTCCGCTCCTTGCCGATGTACCATTGCTTCTGCGAGTCGGTCAGCGTGATACCCATGCGCTGCTCAACGGCGGAAAAATACTTCTGGTGGTACTTGCTGAGTCGCAGACCGCCTGCAAGCACCGGTGCCTGATATTTCGGATCGTCATACCAGGGATAGAAGTGAAACTTAAAATCCTGCGCCGTGAGTTCGATGCCTGCCTGCTCCAGTTCAATTGCAGCAGTACAGATAGAGTGATAATCCCCACCCACACCCTCGGCGGTAGACTCGATAAAGATGATGCACTCATCCGCCACAGCATTAAGCGTACCGGTGCGTAACTCCTTAGCCTTTGCCGGATACTTCGCGCATATCTTCCCGTGTTCAGAGATATGCAAGCGCTGGACGGTACCGGAACGGAATGACGTGGCCACACCGATACTTGAGCCGTTCCCGAACAGGATAAAACCACCATTCGCCCCGCTGCGCCGCTCAACAACAGTGAAGCAGGCCCGCAACCATCCCGGCAGGTTATCGAACGGCACGGCTATTTTGGTTCGAAATATCTCGCCTGCTGCCTGCTTATCCTGAGCGACGATCCCGCACTTCAGGTTTGGCGTGAACAGCGCCTGATCCAGAAGATAGATATCGATACTGGTGGAGAAACCAAGCTGGCGAGCTTTCAGAATGGTGTTCTTGTTGTGCATGTTGCGGAACAGGCGTCGCTGCGCCGGTCGCATGCGGAACGTGACAAGAATCCCTTTCTCATCCTGAATTTTGTACAGGTTATTGAGACGCCACCATGGGTTACTGAGCTTTGTCAGGATAAAGAGACGCCGCTCTTCCTCTGACATACCGATCAGGTCCGGTTCGCAATATTGCGGCTCACTCTTCCGGGAAGTCATTTATCCGTCCGGAGTTGTGCATAGCCTGCAGGTCAGCAACGATCGACATCATTGGCGTGGTCACGCCCCGCTTATTGCTGGTGAGAATATCAGTCTCGGCTTTAAGTTTGGCGGTAGCCGCTTTGATGCGCGCTGTATCAGCGATGATTTTCGGTGTGGTTGCGGCGTACACGTCCAGTGTACTGAGTGTACGCTCTATGGACTCAATACGACCGATATTGCGGTCCAGCGCCTGTTCGGCTTGCAGGATTTTGCCGTACAGCTCAATGCGAAGTTCTACCGTCTCCGCCTGTTCCATATCGGAGAACATGCGTTTCATTGTGCTGGTGACGGAAAGCGCCCGCGCCCGGGTGAACACCAGTTCATCAATGAGTGCCATTTCGCTGGCATCATCCATCAAACCATCTGCGTCGAGATACTTCGCGTATCCCCGATGTTTTACAGCGGCTGTGTTGCGCTCCTGGAATGCGTTTGTTGGGGCCAAAGATCGGGATCCGCGAATCCGTTTCGTTTGTGGCTGATCTGCGCAATTGTCATCGTCGTCAGTACTGTGCGCATCTTCGTCCTCTCCAGCATCAGCTCCGGATTCCTCAGAAACAGACTGCGCAGTTTTGCGCACTTTCTTTTGCGCATCAGATTGCGCACTTCTGCGCATTTTGATGTGGCGGCGGGCAGTGGCGTAACTGATCCCTTTCTGTTCACACCAGTCCTGCAATTTGATGCCAGATTTAGCATGAGCACGCTGAAACTCCTGCTCCAGCTTTTTCCAGTCAGTTTTCGCCATGACAACTTCCAATCGTCATCATTAATCAACTTATAATTTTCTCGCCAGACTCTGGCCATTTATGTATAAAAACCTGCTCAACATACTGATAGCCTCCCAGCCCACTTGATCACACTCGTAAGGAATCACATCCGTGTCCCAAACCAATATTGATAGATTTGACGAAATTGTTGGTCGAGTATTTGCTGATTTATACAGTTCTTTTCCCCAACCTCGCATACTCAAACTTGAGGACTACGCTCATGAAAGTGACCCGCAACGGGACTTTGTCGAAGAATGGGCAAGAAAACAGGCTAGATGCAACTTCGTTGCCGATTCAGTCACGTGGTTGAAAAATGCAGGATTCATTACAGCTGGAAATCGTACCGACAATTTTTTCCATAATGCTGTGCTTTCCCCAAAAGGACTCGAATGTCTGAAGTTAACCCCGGATAGCTTGTCACCTGCTGCAGGGAAACAATTATCAGATGCTGCAAAATCAGGTAGTGTCGAAATCTTGAAGGTAATAACCAATCAAGTTCTAAGCGTCGGCGTAGCAATAGCCAGCCATAAAATGGGATTATCCTGATCGATTTTTCAGGTTGGTATTCACTATTCACGAAATATCTCGATATTGCTCTATGGTAAATATTGTTGATTAAAGGTCAGCTCGGTACCGCCAGAAACCCTGACTGTAGACAGCGTTGTGCCTGTGGTCGTGGTGGTTTCCACGACTCTGGCGCCAGAGCAACCGGACATCAACAGGCAGCACAATGTCACGCCAGTTAAGACAATTGTCGATTTCATGAGAATTCCTAACAGAGTTTTATGCTGGGTTTGAAAATACAACCCTCTGGAAGTGGTTAAACGTGGAGATGAAAATCAGATCGTTTATGCTGTTTTTAACGTAGCGAGACATCAATTATCAGCATTTTATAAATCAAAAATCATAGGTTGGTGACCACAGGCCATTACGCATTACTACAGCATGACGACTGGCACGTTCCGGCGTCTGTTTTGCCCAGGTACTGTCCAGCATTTGGGCTGCAGCTTCGTCCCAATTCTCGTCAACGATTGCTGAAAGCATGTGATGAAAACCCGCCAGACCCGAGACTCCCATCTGATAACCCATGCTGGTCAGAATATCCTCCCGCGGCTGATTACAATGAGTTAAGGCCTGAGCAATGTCATCGTTATCAGTCATTGCCTCATAAGTTGCATCAACGTAACTGTAGAGCCATGCGTCAATAGTGTCGTCGTCAAGCGTAAATGTGTAGTGTGAAAGTGGCGCACCTGAAGGACCGAGCTTAAAACCCACGCCTGTCGACGGAAAACCAAGACTGTCAATGTACGGCGAATATCGGACACCTTCTTCTTGCCGCAGTAGCGGAATAATTTCACTTTTCTGATTCATCGTTTTGCACCAGTTTATTTTTACGTAATTCCCACGCATCAAGAACTGCAGCGCGGATCCTGTCAGCCCCCACGAAGCCAACAACCAGGCCCACAAGAGGCATCCACTCTTCGTGAAGCCCACTTTTTCTCATCACCGCCAGAACGCTGAGTGTTATCAGAACAGCCAGCACGCCGCCGAACAAAGATGACAACCATCCCCGTCCATCTTTCAGACTCGACCACAACGCAGCGAGGAAGGCGGTGATACTTCCCCACGTTGCATAGGCATGCCCGACCGCCCATGGCGCCAACGATGCAATCCAGCTGAGAATACCGGGTTCTTTTTCAACCATTTGTGCTTTCCTTGCCCGGAAACGGGCACAAAAAAACCCGCACGAGGCGGGTTATGAGAGATACAGCTATTGTTGGGATTTTCATCCTGACATCGTTTTGTGTCAACCATCGCGATTCATTTCAAATAGTTCACAGAGCCGCGTTGTCGCTGCACTGGCACTGGCTGACAACCACCAGCGACATTCATCCATCACATACAAGTACATTTCAACCCGGTCTGTATTGCTACTGATATAACGCACGATTTCCCGGTGCGTCGGTGCGATATGTCGATCTCCATTGCAGACGGGGCAAGTACCATGCTGAGGTTGATTAATGATTCCAGTTCCGCGGCAGCGTGGGCAATGAGTGGATGCCTGCGCATGGGCTACTACCCAGTTATTAATATTCTGCCTGGCTGCCGAAATTTGATCTTCGAGGTAACTATTTCGGTCATCACGCAGCTCTTTACTGAGCATTTTTTTCAGCTTCTTCATCCGTGTAGTTTCACGCTGAGCATATGGGCCATACAAGCGATGCAGGTGCTGGAGAGATCGGTGCTGACTGCTCAGTGGCCGATGAAACTGGAGGTCGACAACCGTCTGGCACATCCTTTCCACCAGCGGTCTGTCAGCTAACTGGCTTTTAGAGCAGAAGGTTTTCGCCCACTTTGTGACATTGTCACGCAGCGCGCGCTCCTGCTGCTTATCATCCCTGTAATTCACCATTATCATCTGATAACCCACTGGATTTTCACGTTCCAGTGATGCCAGCATTGCCGCAATATCATCCCAGTGGATAGACGACTTACCGCCGCGTGGTTCCAGCTTAGCTGTCCGGGGATCGAAGATTTTGATAGCCGCTTCTGTGCTCATTTTGATTCTCACTAACTTCATTTTAAACACTTTTATTATTGCATTTTTAGAAATATAAATTTAGTTAATTGCTAGATTTGCAATGAATGAAGGAATTGATATGCATAATTTATGCCTGATATTTCATAATGTTATAGGTAAAAATTGAGATAGGTTAAGGTAACATTAGCTAAAGATTGGTAAACTACCCCAACAACTGATACTGTGTATATTAACAGTTGTATTGTATATGGTGGATATCACTTATGAATAAAATAGCCAGACTGCTTCTTACAGCTAGTTCCATAGCCCCCGTATGTATAACCTTAATTTTTATTGGTTATGTGGAAAAAGCGCGCTGGCTCATATATTCAAGTTTATCGATAGCTTTATTAAGCTGGTTTTTATGTGTTTTTTTTATTTATTATGCGAAAAAAAATCTTGTTGAGCTTAGTAAACAAATCGACTCAATATCACCAGCAAATAAAGAAGTAACTAATTATTTTTTAAGTTACCTATTCCCTCTTTTAGGTACATCTTCAATTGCAGAGTCATGGAAGTATGCTCTTTTCTTCTACTGTTCACTTTTATTTTATATTAGTTTTTCAGAAAATTATAATTTCAATCCATTACTTTCACTACATGGATATAAATTTTATGAAGCAGAAGATGATACAGGCGTAGGTTTCGTTTTAATTTCAAAAGAAATAATCACTGATGTTAAAGATAAAACATTTCATGTTATTCAACTTACTGACTACACTTTTTTACATGTGAGGTAGTACATGCCATTATTTGCTATAATTGATAAAAACGTTGCCAGTTCTATCCTTAGAATTGATACTGATAAAAAAACTGATGTAACCCTTAGTGAATTATTTCACGATCAAGCCTCACAATTTATGAGTCATCATAGCAACGGTATCATTTTCTGTGCTGGGTATAAACCAAGTTATGGCGAGCGATTTGAAATCGACAAATTCAAAGGTTCAACAGCGCTTTTAGATGCAGTAAAAAGGAATACTGCCATACCCAAATGGGATCCAAGTAAAGTAAAAATAGAGAATATCAAAGCGTTATTCATGCCAGTAAAAATAAATAATACTGATTATATTTGCTTACAGACCTTTAATAAAGGACAAGTTCTAGATATTTCAAAATCTTTGTTCTTATCCAACCAGACATTTACTATGGCGAATACATCTGGATTCAATATCGATGATAAAGCAGTTGCTGTGATTGAAAACGATAAAATATACTTCAGAAGTTTTCATAAACTCAGAAGCATATTTAACATGGACTCTTATTTTGTTAGCGCCACGGATAAACAGGTTACAATGTTTAGCTGTCACTCAAAGTTTGAAGTTGCACCAGGTTTCGATTTAAATACGGTCGCAGATACCGTTGTAAGGACAAAAATAACATTAATACAAAACTCTAAAATATTAGAGACTGAATCCATATCAGCACTAAAAAAAGCCGCTACCAAAGTGAATTTCCCTTTAAAAACAATAGGAAGTGGTAAAAATGAAAAAATCGTAATGCCATCAGAGAAAAAAGAAATTAAAAAATTATTGGATTTTTTGGAAGAAGATATTTTTACCGCAGAAATAAGCAAAAAAATCTACAAATCAAATTCAAAAAGACCATATAAATAACGATGAAGATCCATATAAATTTAAATAAATATGAAACTATAGGGTTCAATGGGCATCGTAAGGTGCCCAAACCACGATATTATTATATGAATAAATTAACCCTCCCCCTTTCTTTAGAATATCGCACTTTACCATTTAATGGTGGCAAACTACTTTAAATAAAGTGGTCTCAAATAAATCATATTAAAAAACTAATTAAATCCTCAATTTTACATTAGCCATCATCATTTCCTATGATTATTAAAACTAAAGAACTGATGATGGCCGTAATATTTTTTAATTAGCCGAATTTATCTCATTCATCACAGCTTCATGAAGCTTGTTAATTAAATCAGAAGGTAATTTTTCTTTAACGCCACGGTCAACAAAAACACGAATAAAATATTTTATATTTTGATATTGATCTAATTTATCACCACATAATGCCAATGGCTTTATTTTATATGAACCATCAATTTCCTTGACTAAAAGTTTCACTTCCGTCTTGTCTATATCTTTGAATGCGGTATCTGTAACAATATCTATTGAGTATTGATGTTTTTGCAAGCACCTGTCTAAAATATATGATAGCTTTTTTTGGATATTCTTTCTTAATTGACCATCATCTTTATATGTAATACTAACATTTGAAACTGTATGCTTGGCTTCATAGATTTTTGACCATGGATGTCTATTAATTATATCATCCAGTATATCTTTATTTACATCAGTTGTTTTAGTAATATCGATCCATCCTGCAACTTTTTCGTTTAAGAAGTGATCATCACTACAATCTATATAAAATTCAGTTAAGGCTTTAATGCTATCATCATCTAAGCATGAGGTTTCTGGATCACAAACATCTGCAATAATCAAATTATCGCTAGAGCCACCCTTCATATTTTCACATACATTATTTAGCATTGAAGAAAAAGCTCTATTTGTTTTATGAAAATAAACTTGAGAAAACAGACTAGACCTTGCACCAATGAACTCAGCAATTGAATCAATGCCGCTTTCTTTATAAGCGAGGCATACTTTACCATCTTCTTCTACAGGTACAATCGACATGAACAAGCGGTTATAATCATATATCCCACACTTGACACCAGAGAAATAGCTATCTCTTTGTAAATAATCCATCCTATCCGCATCTATCGGACATGACGATATTATTGATGTCAATAATGGCAAAATATCCAACTCTACTCCGTCTATTTTCTGTACGATTTTTTGGTCATCATATTTTTTCTCTATAATTTTAAATACATTTTCTATATTTATTGAATCATCTACCTTCCCATTTTCTTTCAGTTCATTATATATGATATAGCAAAATATCAAAGACAACTGTTCGTGTTCAACCCTATCATTTCCATTTTTTAAAACATTAAGGATTTTGTGATATTTATTGTCCAATATATCAATCATCTGAGATTTACTTGGCATAAAACTCTCAAACTGATGAGACATCGGACCATGTCCTAGATCGTGCATCAGTGCTGCAAGCCTCAACTCTTGCACATTATGCTTAGGAAGCTTATTTATACTGCAAAACACATGTCCGTCATCGTATTTTTTGTTGTAACGTATAGCGTTAAGATGTAAATTTTTAAGTATTTCATTTGATAAATGAAGCACACCTAAGGAATGTTCAAAACGGCTATGAACTGCTGACGGAAAGACTTTATATAAAAAAGAGTTTTGCTTTATATTTCTTAAGCGCTGATATAGAGGATGACTTATAAAATCCATTTCTAACGCCGTCATACGAATAATACCATGAATTGGGTCAAGAATTTTTCTAGTTAAATCGTGTTCAATTTCCATAATTAGAACCTTTTTTATATCCAGAGATTTTATGTGATGAATCATAGGGTTGTTTTCACTTAACAAGTTTCCCCCACTTAAGCAACAAGGTCAATACATTCTCTATATGTCCCCCATAATTATTATCTCTAGACCAAGAGCTCGGTGTTGTACCCTCAGCACGTGCTCAAGCTGACTCCCATTTTTCTGCTCCCAAAGAGCGACATTATCATGCAGTTCAGTATGGCAAGTACGACAAAACGGCATAACGTGGAAGTCCCCTGCTTTTGTTCCTGTTCCTCCAAAACCATGTCCTATAATATGGTGCGGATCATCAGCAGGAGCACCGCAACCACAGCATGCCTGTGTTTTGACCCAATTTGTGTATGCTAAGCATTCCCAACGTGGGATTTTCGGGCGGCGCATATACTGCGCTGGCGCATCAGCATCTACGATGACAGCCAGTACAGATGCCTCCTCAGTAGCATTTGCAATTATCTCTAGTGGATCCGGCGGGTTAACTAACAATTCGCTCTCACGGTATACGGATTTAATCGGCTCAGCAGCGGGAATGCACAGCAGTTGACGAATTGCTGATTCAGGCAGTAGTCCAGCAACACGCCTGACCATTGCCCAGCACCCAGGTCACTGACTGTGACGATGTGATGATCAGCGTACCTGAAATGCATGCGCACCGATTCAATGATGTAGCGCGCGGCATTGCGCCGGGCAATAGCCTCCACCATAGCTGGAGGCTTATCCACCAGCACGCGGTCATGATGCCAGCACAGGCACAAACCCGAATCACCGTATCGCGCCGTAGTGAGTTCCGGGTGGTGATATGGTTCAGCGCCCTGCTCCCACTGGCAGATATTAAGCCGCTCAATCCAGTACTGAATCGTACCACCAGCGGCACGCAGCACATCAGGCTCCATCCAGAACGATGAGTATGCGGGATCTGTCAGCAATGGTTGCTCTTCCGGCAGTAAACCGGGCTTGCGCCCGGCTTCCATCTCTCCGGCAGGTGCAATAACCACCGGCCCATAGAATAATCTCATCAGTGAGTGGCCCGGGCGCAGAATGACCTGGTCCAGTTCGCGAACGATAATGGGGTTAAGCAAGGCCCTCACGCTGCCACCTCTTCTTTCTCGACACACAACTCAGGTAGGTTTGCCCGTACCAGCGCTTCGGCAAATGGCGGCGGCACTGCATTACCACACCTCGCAACCTGTTTATCCTTGGCGTACTTTACACCACGGTAATCCTGATCGATGATGTACCAGTCTGGGAATCCCTGAGCCTTATACAGTTCATGTGGCTGCAACATCCGCATGCCAATATCCACGATCTGGTACTCAACGCCTTCAACCGTGACCAGACCAAACCGATCGTTGGTTGTAACTGTCCCCAGCGGCTCGTTGAGCGACACACCGCTTTTCTCATTACCGTAATACTTCATCAGGAACGCACGGACTTCCCCAACATGCTGACCACCGGCGGTTATTGTCGGTAACGGCTGGTCAACCTTCTGGCCGTCTTTGCAAAATCCACGCAGGTGAACAAGATGAGAGGTCACAACAGCATGGTGATCAACGGTGGTTACAGAATGCGTGGGTTCATCCAACGCAACACCTGGCCCGGTGTAGTTTCCACCATAATGTTTTGCGAGGAATGCACTGACAGCGGCAAACTTACCCCCACCAGCGACAACCGTCCCCAGAGGTTTTTCCAGTTTAAGCACACGGGGGGATTGTCCCGGCTTTTCGCCATATCCCATCTGAATAAGCGTCGGGACGACCAGTTGGGATTTTCCACCGCCGCCAGCGGTGATCGTCGCACTGGGTTCGTTGACAGCATGGCCGATACTGTTCCCGAACTGCCGGGCAATCACCGGTGTGACCAGACAGGCGCGGGATTGCTTCAGAATCGTATGGGCGGGTTTGTTCAGAGCACGCGGTTTCGCCTGATACTCATTGCCACCATTACCCGCGACAAACGGTACCAGCGTCGCACCGACAATCCCCAGGGCATGACCATTACCGCCAGGGCGCTGAGAACTGCCTGCTGTTACCGTCGGGAATGGATCTGTGCATTTCTGCCCAGTTGCGCCAGTCCGGAATTTAGTGACGTGGGGTGTTACGACGGCATAGCCGTGAGTTTTGGTGATAGTCTGAAGTGGACTGCCAATATCCTGCCCACGAAAACAGTCGTAACTCCCTTTTGTGGTGGTGTGGTTACACTTCACAATGAACGGTGTCGCATTCTCCAGAACGAAACGCTGGATACCGCGGGCAATGCGTTTCAGCGTATTTTCTGCCAGAGGTTTCGGGCGTTCGAAGATACTCGGGCACGGTAGTGACCAGTCTATACACTCAGCAGCAGTTCGCCACGGAAGTAACTTACCGTTAATCACATCATCAGATTTCGGATCGCCATGGGTAGGTTGTGGCCAGCACACTGGCAAACCATCGCAACGCATAACCATGAAGAACCGCTTCCTGATCGTCGGCGCACCGTAATCACATGCGCGCAGTTCCCTGAATTCCAGCGTATATCCAAGACCGGCAACCAGATGCGCGGCATCCTCGCTATCGAGTGGAATATCCAGAAACTTGCAGCATTCTGCCAGCGCCGGGTGTGAAGCCGAAATACCAGTGGTCAGCATGGCAACAAACGCGTTGAACGTCTCACCGACCCGCGCCGGATCAGGGCGCTGTTCAACCGGTTCGGGGGGCCCGATAAACTCATCCAGAAAGCGATCTGCATGACTGATAAACGGCATTTCGCGCAGCAACGGTCCCCAAGTACGAAACTCTTCCACGTTCTCAAGCATCATGGCCCGAGGCTTTTTCTTCAGTCCCCAGCGAAGTGTGATCCACGCCAGCCCCCGAATTTCTTTCCTGACAGGTTTCGCGCCTTTGGCTTTACTAAAGTGGCGACAGTCCGGACTAAACCATGCCAGGGTCACCGGCAGGCCGTCGAATACTGATTCACAGTAATGCTGTGTGTCCGGGTGGTTTGTCGAATGCATGGCAATCGCATTTTCATCGTGGTTAATGGCGATATCAACGCTGCGACCGATCGCCAGTTCAATGCCCGTAGATGCCCCGCCGCCACCTGCAAAATTATCAACAATCAGTCCTTTCATGCCCGGGCCTCCATTGATGCAACCAGTCCTGAAACGGTGCAGATCACTTCTGACAGATTTCGCCCGTCCAGCAACAGGCGATTAATATTGGCCCTGAGCTTTGACTGAAGATGTTCGGGAATAGCTGTAGCTCCCGGTATGCTGGCAAATGCCTGATTCACCTCTGCAGACCATACTTTGCTGACGGGAAGATCATCTGCGGCAGTATCTTGCCGTTCAGCTTTATCCTTTCGCTTCTTAGGTGACTGTGGTTCTGGTTGTGGGGCCAGACCATTTTTGTATACATGCCCAATACGCGCCGCTGCGGTGACGCAGTCATCCGGATTCATCTCAATACCGATAAACCCGAACTCTGAGCCCACTGCTGCGCAGCCTGTACTGCCTGATCCCATGAACATATCGAGGATAGTGCCGCCGGGTGGCGTAACCAGACGGCAAACGTACTGCATCAGGGAAATGGGTTTTACGGTAGGATGCGGGTTCTTCGCCCCGGCAGTACGCCCGGCGCCAGCACGCGGATCGTTAATCCCTGCACTACCTTCCTTACGACCGCCGGTCATATCGCTGGCCGTGACAGGTACAAAGCGTTCCATACCAATATCACGCTCATTTTTGGAAACTTTTGCGCAGTAGAAAAAACGAGCGGCACTTCCCTGGTCGCCGTGGAAATATGTTTTGACGCGAGCACGCAGACCGTAAACCATACCATCGCCAGCGGCTGAGGGTTCCGTACCCTTGACCGGCGCAGCCGCGCCAGCCTGTGCGGGAAACAGGTTCACAACTTCGTCACTGCCATCATGCAGGATGTTGGCTGGCCATCGCCCACCAGCAGCCGGAATCCATTCAATTCCTTCAGGTAGGCTACCATCACGCACATCGGACAGTAGCGCTCCCGCGCCACCTGCCAATGACTCATCAGTGGAAATGCGACTGGCACCAATATTCAGCGCCCCAACGCCATAATTCACGATGTTCTGGACATACGTACCTGAAAGCGGCTTCCGGCACAGGATGAATGGTTCATATGCTGGCTTCAGCGCGGTACCAAAATCCTCCCACTCTGGCGTATCTGTTCCCAGTGCTGCACGGATCGCTTTTGCGATATTCAGTGATTTAGGGAAGCCAGTGCCATACAGCCACATACCGACATCCTTCACATCAAAACCTGCCAGGCGCAGTGACAACGTCATCAGATCCTGCGTACGGCTTCCGGCAAATACAGCGCACCAGGCACCGGGCTTAAGCACACGCAGCGCCTCTTCGAAGATCGCCGGCGACGGCACAAAACTGTCCCACTTCCTGCCCATGAAGCCGCCGCCCTTGTGGGCATACTCTTCGCCATTCAGCCAATGAAGCAGCACTTCCTTCAGGGTATTTTTGTCCAGGTCGTCAGTCAGACCATAAGGGGCATCGGTAACCAGTGCATCAACGGAATCAGCTGGCAGTGTCTTCAGAACGTCTTCACAGCGTCCGGTGTGAATCTGATAGGCCATCAGCAAATTACCTCCGCGCCCGCGATGATCGAACGACTGCCGTCGTGTTTAGGCGCAGACAGCAGTCCTTTGGCTTCCATCGCCTCAATGAGCCGCGCAGCGCGGTTGTAGCCAATGCGGAACTGCCGCTGGATAGCGGATATTGTCGGACGTGCGGTATCCAGGACAAAACGAGCAGCGTCGGTAAACAGCGGATCCTGCCAGTCTCCTTCGGATTCGCCCTCGTTCTCAAATTCGACAAAGGACTGTTTCTTCACTTCTCCCCCCAAGCACTCGATCAGTTCGGCAATCAACCGTGTCAGGGCATGGGTGAACAGCATTACGTCCGCATCAAAGCGTGCAGCAGCATCTTCGTGGTCACAATTCTGATCCAGAAGCTGGTCTGCATATTTGATACCTGTCAGGCCGAAGTCATCCGAAAGAGTGAAATGGATTTGCTCGTGCCAGTCCAGTTCAAGACGTGTGACCAATTTTCCGGCAGACAGGTGCCCGGCAATCTCGTCGCAGCTCAGGTCCTGTTTTTTGCAGGCGACCTTCCCACCGTCTTCCAGCACCGCCTGCAGAACGGCGGACTCTCCCAGCCCAAACGTAAATGGCGCCTTACCAAGTTTTAGCCAGCCCGTCAGAGTCAGTTCAATCGGTGTTTCCATTGTCAGCGGTACAACCGGCAGGCTGCCGAGCGTTTTACGCAGCAGCGCCAGCGCATCTTCGGCTTTTTTGGCTGAGGCACTGTCGACAGCAATCAGGCTGCTGGTGGTGTCAATCCAGATCCAGAGATCAGACTGGCGCGTGAATGCGCGCGGTAGCAAAGTGTGCAGCACCTCATCCTTGAGGCTGGCTTTCTCGGTATTCTTGAGGTTCCGGCCCTGCTCGCTTTCCAGCTTCCCGACCTTAGCGGCCAGTTCTTTGCGGATGACTTCAGCGGGCAGTAACTTCTCTTCACGGCGACGTGCCAGAAGGATGTGCCCATTGCAGGCATGGAACAAGAGCTCTGCCTGGTCGCCCAGCGGCGGCACCCAGCCTGTTTTTGCCTGGTCCTGACTGCCGCATGGTGTGAAGGCCATAGCCCGGAGTTTTTCCTGCAATGAGTCAGTATCAAATTTAACGTCACGGCTTAAGCGGTATAACCGCAGGTTCTTCAAATTAAACATTGCTAACCTCATGTTTTGTTGGTTTAAGTGCGCTGGTCAGGCGCGGTTTCTCGTGTTACTTCGTTCGTCTGGTCAGGCCGAACTTATTGCGAATCTCTGTGATGCGTTTTAACCCCTCTTCACGCGACAATGCCGGGCATGGTTTTTCAGTGAGTACCAGAATTGGCTTGGGGATCGGTTCTCCACAGCGCATTTTCTCGGCCATGGCGGTCAGTTCACGCCGCGCAGCTTCCAGCAATTCTTTTTCCGTCCAGTTGCTGGCGCGCATACCGCCATACAGCGCAGTAACCATCCAGTAGTGCGCCGGATGCTGCCAGTCATACGCCTCCGGAGAGGACAAATACCCACGCTGCCGACAGTAGTCCCGGACAATCTCAACCAGTTCTTCGTCAGAAGGCAGACCGACTATTCGCAGACTCCCTTCCCTGCACCAGGCAACAAACTGACCCGGCGACGGGATCCACGGCGTTTCCTGCTGGCGGGCAATCTGCATTCCGGCGTTCACCTGTGCCATGGTGGTGATCCCGTTCTCGGCAAATGCCAGCATCCAGGTTCGACGAAATTCGTCGAGGTCATCCTGGGTTTTGACGTGTGTGCTGAGTGCCGGAAAAGTGGCGCGCAACTGGCGAAACAGGTCGTTGAATACCAGAGCGGCCTGCTCTTCACGCTGGGTGTGCTGAGGCGCGCCACTGGCCAGTCGGCTGAGCGCCCTGCCGTCATGGTTCTGTATTGCCTGCATCAGGTCTTTCATCCCAGCACTCCTTCAGCCCAGTCAGTGTTATCCCAGTCGAGGCCGCCGGAACCGGCGCCAGCTGACCGGCATCCCATCTGTGCAACAAGATTGTCCCATTTGCGACGTAGCCCGGACGGGCTGAGGATGTTGGTGCTCCAGAAATGATGTTTGTTGGCCCAGCGGAACACCTCGCAGACCTGTTTGTGTGTGACGTTTCTGGCATTGCGAAGCAGGCGAATGTCGTTTGCCCACTCAATCCAGTTTGGTTCGCCAAGGGAAGCGTTGATGTTGAGCGCGCGCTTAAACACATACGCCGCAGCGACCACATCATCCTGATTGCCCCATGAGCGTCCACCGGCGGTATAGACCCCGTCGACCGCATCTGGATGGCGTTCAAGAAATCGCTTCGTCTGCTCAGAAATTGTGCGAGGACGATAATTTAAGATCTGTATGTTTAGATCTGTGTATTGATCTGTATAGAGAATAGGAACGGCGACTTCGCCAGACCCAGGGAGCGGCGCTTCCGCCGTTCCGGACTGGTTGTTATGCGGTTCCGGTTCGGCGACTTCGCCATTCCCGTCTGGCGAATCAGGTTCTTTTTTCTCCTTCGGACATGGTGTTGCCGGGAACAGTTTTTCGATAAGAGCGTCACCATCAAGGTGATAATGTTTGACCTTATCGCCGTTGGCCGTACGCTTGTTCGCCGTACTGAGGATACCGGCCAGGTAGGCCTTTGATAGCTTATCGACGACACGACGAACCTGATCGGAGCTGAGTTCGACCTCCTCTCCCAGTTCTTCATGGGTCTTATAAAACCAGCCGTCGTCACGGGTTGAATGCCCGGACCAGAAGATGATCTGGTTCAGAATTGCCGCAAGCTGATATGCCTGCTGGTCTCCGGCAAAGAAGCGCAGAAACTGTCTGGGGACAACCAGATTGTTTTTCTGCCCAGTCAGTGACTGAACAATATCGAATATTCGGCTCATAGTTCGCCCTACTGTCCCTTCTCACAGACAGGGACAGAGTTACCATTCAATTGCTAACCAAGTGCTGTTGGTCGCAGCACGGTGCCGGTGGAAGCCCGGCACGCTTAATGTTTTTTGTCGCTACCGTTGTTCCGTATAAGCGAATAGTTTGCAGTCAGGCGATCAAGCAGCGCCTGAACCGCTGGCTCTCCACCAGCAGCACGGGCCTGTCGGATAAGAACCTGACGGGCAATTTCGAGAGTACGGGCATTGTTATTCATCTTCTTCACCAGCAAGCCATGAGTGATCGGTTGGAAGTGCCTCGGCTTTAAGCGCGCGACGGATTTCTTCGGCAAGTTCCGGATCGCAACTGGTCATCTGATAAACCAGATTTTCCAGCGCCAGGTTCATTACGTCAGACTTATGAGAAACGCCGTGATCCCGGCATTTACGGGCTACGGCATCTACAGCAACTCGACGAGCCGGAGTAACGCGACAGCGCATGTCTTCGGTGCGCATGTCATCCGGGGTTACACCGCGATTACGACGTTGAGGCAGACGTTCAAGGATGGATTTGGTCATGGTTATCTCGTGTATAGAATTTGGTTAAAGTTACCCCTGGTCAGAGGGCATAGTTCGGTTTGGAAAATGTGATATTTCTACTGCTTCAGCGGTTCCATCATCATGGAGCGCGATGGATATTACTCGCCCTTTTCTAATGGCCGCGCTGATGGCTGATTGATAGCAGCCAAGTAATTTAGCTACCTCGGCCTGGCTTCGTTCTGCAACCAGTGCTTCTAGAGTTATCTGTCTCATTGGTACCTCCAACATAAAAGTATCATTGATATTAAATTTAAACAATATCTTTGATGTTATGAAATTAATAGCAAATATATTAAAATTCAGGAATGAGCAGATATTTAACTGATGAACAAAAGAAAGATGCACAACGACTAAAGTCCATTTACCAGTCCAAGAAAAAGGAACTGGGGCTTAGTCAGGCTTCTGTCGCTGATCAAATGGGGATTACACAGAGCGCTGTTGGGCATTACATCAACGGTCGCCAGCCGCTAAATGCAAGGGCGGTGTCTGCACTCGCCCGCATACTGCAAGTTGGCGCTGAAGATATTAGCCCTACTCTTTCTTTACAGATTGCTCAGCAAGCCCGCTCACTGGGCGATTCAGTAACTCTTTCTGAAATGTCTCGTCGTGTTATGGTTATTGGTCGAGTTACTCCTGGCGATAACGGGGCTTCTTCTGGACTTGTTCATTCCACTGGTTTCTTAAAAATAGATGACGATCGCAGTAGTTTCGCTGTTGAAGTTTCAGGAAATTCTCTGTGGCCTCGCATAAAAAACGGGGAGTTCGTTGTTGTAGAAAAACAAATCGCCCCTGAGCCAGGAGATGATGTTCTTTTACAGCTTAAAAATGGCACTTATCTTTTTAAGTCTCTGGTTTCTATACGTGGTGAAGATGTTCAACTATCTGATATTTCAGGTAAAAGTGCATTTCCCGAGCTACAAAAACGCGATGAGATAGACCAAATGTATCTTATTTCTGCGATCGTTAAGTCCAGTCGTTACTTTCAGTGATAAGTCAGTTCTAATATCCTATCCCGTAGATTTATTCGCCTAACTTCACTGTTTATATTTCCAGTAAATTTTATATCTGAGTCACTTTATCGTTGTGCTTTTTATAAGCAAGTAATTCATTACACAAAGATTGACGCACAACAATCAATTGATTTCTAAGGAAATTTAAATTCTAAAAATCAACCCATATAAACATAAATTCATTTAATTGCTGTGTAGTATCTGTCACCAGGCAAATAACTGGAGGTCCTATGCAACAGATTACTACCATCACCTATCTGAACATCGAGTTGCTGATCTTAAGAACCGAGGTGGCAATTAACGTTTCCATCCAATCAATCTGTAAAGGCATTCAAATACCTGCTCAACTTGAAGTTAAGCGAATCAAAGAAGAACCAGTCTTTAATGAGATGGTTGTTGTGAGAACGTATAGGGGCGAAGAGCAGTATTTTATACCCGTGTATCTAGTCACAGCGTGGTTACTTTCTATCCCACATAAGCTGGTCGCTCCAGAAAAACTGCCTACACTGAACAAGTTACAGCGGACAGTTCAGTTAGAGATATGGAGGCATTTCTTCGGCATTCTATGTACTCCGGTTCTGCGTAGGCCTGGCTTGGTGGGAGACTTTAAATCTCGAAATTTTGTCTACAACTGCTGTGAAAACTCAGTACGAGAAATCCAAATCTCAACAATGTCACCCTATGAATTAGCAGTTGAAACACTGATAGCGTTATCGGAAATGTTTGGTGCATCCTCCCCCTGCGACACCCCTCTAATTTAAATTACTTTATTTATCAATAAATTAAATTCAAACCACAGTAAAATAGTATCATCGATATTGTTTTATAAAAACATCATAGATACTATTAATATCAAGACGGAGGCCTTTGCTCTTTAACAACGTGGACAGGTCGATAGAACTAACAGCCCGAATGGGTTGCTGGTCTGGCACATGCCAGGGTGCTGACAGTACGAGAATCCCGGAGGCGGTCCTCCGGGATGTGTTGGCTTAATGTGCAAGTAAGGGGATCACGGCCTTCCCACGTTAACGGAGAAACCGCGCCGGATTACGAAATGCGGTTAATGATCTAGACCACGTAATCAATGAAGACTGTATAATGAATCATTAATTACTTTTAGGAAATTATTATGACAGCAAAAGGATTACCCAAATGCCCTGTAGAAGGTTATTTTACAGTTGATATACTGGGGCAAGGTGGTAACGGAGATGTTACACTCATTGAAAATAAAGAAACATCTGAAAGAGTTGCATTAAAGGTTCTTCGTACTGTTCGCGATGATACATATAATAGATTCAAAAATGAAATAAAAATCGTAACTGAATGTGGTATTGATGGAGTTATGCCTATCATTCAGTATAACTTGCCAGAGAAAACTCAAGATAGCAAGCCTTGGTATACAATGCCACTTGCGATACCTTTTACCGAAGTTATTCAAGAGAAAGATTTTCTTGAAATAGTCACCTTATTCATACCACTAATAGAAACTATAGAGAACCTACATAATAATAACATTTTCCACAGGGATATTAAACCTGAGAATTTCTTGTATTATCAGGATAGAGTTTTTTTAACTGATTTCGGACTGGTGAAATTTCCTGAAAGCCCTCAATTAACACCTGAGAGAAGAGACGTTGGAGCCAAGTTTACCATGGCCCCCGAAATGCGAAGAGAAGCATACAAATCTGAAGGTAGTTCAGCAGATGTTTATTCCTTGGCCAAGTCGCTATGGATTGCCCTAACCAAAACACCTTTAGGCTTTGACGGACAATATGTTAAAGGTAGCGTAATTTCTCTTTCGAATTATGAAAACAATAGCTATTTGACACCGCTTGAAGATCTTCTCCAAAGTGCGACAGATAATTTGCCTTCTAAAAGACCGAGCATCAAGGAGTTCAAACAAAAAATCCAAGAGTGGATTGAACTAAATAGAGACTTTAAAAAGAGAAATCTTACTGAGTGGCTGGAGGTTCAGAATATATTATTTCCTGTAGGTACCCCGAGTCATACAGAATGGTACGATCTAGATAGCATTATACGTGTCCTCAAGTTAATAGCTGTTAGAAAATCTCTTAACCACATGTTTTATCCTAGTGGAGGTGGGAATGACTTGACTGATGTTGCATCTGCTGGAGAGCATGGATTTATGGAATTGCGGATCAGTGATCAATGTGCCGAAATTCTTAAACCTAAAAAACTCTGTTTCGAATCATTTGGGCATGACCCAGAGTGGAATTACTTCTGGCTCGAGGCGGATGAAATTGAACCTACAAATATCACATCACATCTTTCACATGGTAACTTTGATGAATATCTTACTGAACTAAGCCCAGCAGAATATGTCGGCCCTGAAGCATGGGAAATGGGTGAATATAATGAACAACCACTTCCAGAAACTGCACGCAGTATCAGTCGATATATTAAAGGTGCTTTTGTTTTCTTTAGTAAAGCATCAAAGTACAATGCCACCTCAAGCACCTATGATGCTTGGCAAAATCAAGGCGAAGAGAATTTTCGGAAATTAATAAAAAGAGCTGCAGAACACTTCAGAAAACAAAAATAACACCTTAGTTATATTTTATAAAAAAACAACCAGCCGAAAGATTACATTGGTTGGTTGTTTACCATGCCTAAGATACGTTGTGACATGATTGTAAGTTAACCCATGCAAGATAGTTTATATAAAATTTTTAAAAGTATTTCTCATTAATTTCAGGCATCCACATCCGATTAGATGAACCAGGGGTAGTTTGTTGGATGCTCATGGCTGGAAAGGCATCGACGGTGCAGTTGCGGAATATCACCTTGCTTTCAAGTTAGGCCTGAAAATCATGACGCAGCACAGCGTCACCACTCACAACAAAGAGGTTAGCACCCTATGAATGGACAAAGCGGGACAGCAGGCATGGCAGTATGTGCCGAACCTAAGCGTTCTGTAATCGATGTAAAGGTCAATCAGGTATGGGATCAACTTGATAGTCTTCACGGACGAATCAGCAATTTGCATGACCGATTGATCCCGGTAGTTACCCCCTGCCCGGAAGTTAAAGGGGGTGGCACCAGTGAAGTAAATGAACCACTTTCTCCACTGGCCGATGTTATTCACCGGTTCGGGGCATCTGTTGCCACTGCCAATGCGCGGCTGGACGAGATTATTCGCCAGCTGGAACTCTAACCTGTACATCTCTCGTAAAATTCCGGAATCTGAATATGCCGGATTTTTGAGGAATCAACATGTCGAAATCCAATCCTGAAAACGAATCACCATCTCCTGAAACGTTGTCGCAAATAAATGAACTGGTATACGAATGGCCAACGCAGGTATTTCAGACGTTGAATAAAGTGATCAACAAAAACGGATACATGGTCTCAATTCGTGAAATCCCAGACTCAATGCTCACCGAAGAGCAGCGTATCCGTAAACAAGAAAATTTCCATCCACTGTAACGTTGAGTTTGATAACCAGCATCTGCCCCTTCGGTGCATTTCTGGATAACTCAGCGTATTCCAGCCTTTGTTCCATATGCCTGTCCCGCAGCGTTCTTTCAGCACCCACGCTTATTTCAAAAATACCGCACTCAGGGCACTGAATGAGTTTGTAGTTTTCATGATCGGTGAAGTTGAAAGACGCACCAGTATCGCAGAGCGGACACTCGCCAGTTTGTGGTCTTTCCATCGAATTACTCTCGCTTGTTGTGGTGACAACAAGAGTACCACCTCGCCTGAAGTGGAAAAAAGCAGGCACCTCATAAAGAGAAAAGCCCCGGCGACCAAACCGGGGCTATCCCAATCAGCAGCGACCAAACCGCTGATTACACGAGATACCAGACAAGGTTAGCAGTTTGAATGGTATTGCCCCTAACGGAGAGTAAGGAGCAGGAGAAATATACATGAAATCTCAGGTGTTAACAAAATCCATGGCGGCCCGTAACGCCCATCAAACCATCTTTATCAACGATCCTTTCCGGCCTCACCCACGCTGCCAGGCGCGTTTTAACAAGCATCCCGAGCCTGTCACTGTGATGCCGCCAGATAGTCAGTTGCGCTGGCCGGTACTTTTCGCCGTGGTGTTGTGTGCCTTTGCGCTGGCCTTTCTCAACTTCGCAATGCAGATGTAGGTACTTATGCAAGAACCCATTCATATCATGATCGATAACGAAACGTTATCCGTTCTGCCCAACGCGCATATTGCTCAGGTTGGGTTAGTTCAGTTCGATCCACACACCTTCACCCCGCTCGCTGAGAAAATTATCAGCATCAGTCATGATCGTCAGCCCGGAACGGTAATTGACGCCAGCACTGTGGCCTGGTGGATGTCGCAGGATAAGGAAACACAACAATCCGTGTTCTATGGCGAGGAAGACCGCATTTCCATTCGTTCGGCATGCTGCGAATTCTACCGCTTCGTGATTGATTCCTGTCGTCGTACCTGGCAGGAAGACGAGACACCGGGCCTCAGTGATTTACATCAGTCAGTGCACATCTGGGCAAAGCCAGCGCGCTTCGATATCCCACAGTGGGAAAACGCCTTCCGGCATGCTGACGTTCAGGTGCCGTGGTTTCGCCGTAATGTGAATGATGTGCAGTCGCTACTCAACGATGCCGAGCGCAACGGATTTGTTGCCTCTTCGCTGAAACAGCTTCCCGCCGGCATACACATGCCCCTTAACGACTGTCTCTGGCAAATCCGATTTCTTAAGGCCATTACGGAGTTCAAATCCAGCTAATGGCCGACATTACCATCCCACATCTGGCGATGGTTAACAGCATTACTGACCACGCCATCCGGCGTTACACCGAACGGCGGCAATCCCTTCCCTGTTTCATCATCGACGATCTTCTGCAGGCAAAACCCCTGACCAAGGCAAGGCTGCGAAAACTGGGATTGCAGCGACGGCGCGGATACCGGTATCTGCGCACAACTGACCGGCTGTTATTCGTTATCGGCTACAGCCGCGTCATTACCTGTTATTTCGAGAATACAAAGGTTAGCACCTATGAAAACACTGGCTCAAAAGATGAAAGAGCAAGGCAAGATGATCGCCGATCGCGCCGCCAGCGAAGAACGGCGCGGGAACTACAAAACAGCGCAGCTATTCTGGCTGAAATCGACTGAATACCCCTGCTCAGAAGCAAATATGCATTATCGTAACGTTCGCGCTGACATCTGCCAGCGTCGAAGCCAGGAGGTGCCAGAATGACCACTCTATCTGACTCTACGGTGGCAACTGCTCTGGTAACCTCATTGCGCCCTGTTCGTTCCCAGCTCGAGCTGGCCGCAGAACAGACAACCGGTACCGCCCGGGCTTCTGTTGAAAGTGCTCTTGCGCTAACTGACCAGTTAGAAGTGCTGGTCATCGAGCAATACAACCAGCAGGTTGACGAGTTCAACACTGTTGTTGAGCAATGCGAAGCACTGGATGACCGAAACACCACGCTGGGACTTCAGGTAGCAGGATTCACTGAGAAGCTGGCTGATATGGAGTTAACAACAAAAGAAGCGAGAGCCGCTGAGGAAATCGCAAAAGCACAGATTGCTGTTCTGCAGGGTGATAAGCGACAACTGAAGACTGAGAATGACCAGCTCAAGTCGATGAACCCGGAACGCCAGAAAACGCAGATAGTCAGCCTCAAAGAAACCATCGCCAGTAAAACCACACTTCTCGACCAGCAAAAACAAGAGATGCGGAAGATCCGCGGCGAACTGGCCACGACGAAAACCAATCTGGCGATCGCCATCCAGCAGAACGCCGAATTAAGTCTTGAAAACGAAGAGTTGCGGACACGGCTCCAGTGTATTGACGGTGACGTTGAACCTATCAGGTACCCGGCTGCCGACGACAGCGGTCTCCAGTTTTACTTTTACACCTTCGGCTGGCGACTGACGCTGGGATCCACCGACCGGGATCTGCATCTCGACCTGCTTCAGGATATTGACTGGCATATCGAAATTCGAAGCAACTCAGGTATATCAGTTCTGGTATCCGTTACGCAGTGGTGCCGTGCGCGCTATCCGATTCTTGACCAGTTTAAATCAGCCTGGTCCTCTGCTCTGGGAATTGCGTTAAACCGCCGGATCATTGAGCTGCTTGGCGATACTCATCCCCATCTGGTTCAGCGCACTGAGTGGGCTATGGCCACTCCACTTAGCGGCCTTCCCCTGCAGGACAAATGGCTTGATCTTCTCAACGCCTCCGGCCTCTACAGCCTGTGGACTGTAGTAAGCCATACCCCGGAAGAACTATCCAACCTGGTTAAAGGATTCGGTATCGCGACTGCACGCCAGGTGCACGCAGTCTGTATGAACGTCGTCAAAAACTGGCAGGCAGAAAACTGGCCCAAAACCAGCGCAGCATAAGAGGAATTATGAGTCTAAAACATAAAACTGACGCCGAGATAATCGAAACGGCGACGAAACTGGCTGGATACAGCGAAGCGGGCCCGGTTCTTAAAGAAATGTTGTCACGATGGCAACTACAACGCGAACTGTCGGCTATACAACATCAGCAAATGATCAGCCTGGCCGCAGAGAGCGAACTTATCCACCAGCATTCAATAAAGCAGTCCGGCACTGTCAGCGAGATAATAAATATGCTGGCTGATGTAGCGCCGAACCTGACGCCAGATCAGCAATTACTCTTGTCCACTGGTGCAGAAAAATTAGTGCCCAGCCTGACCCTCGACAATGCAGTTAACCAAATCAAAGCGGTAGAACTTGTTGATTTGCAATCGACTCTAACGTGTAAACTCTCAGAATCACGACGTATACAGCAGATGGATGCGCTCGATCTGATGGCTTTATCCTGCTGCATCGATTCTGTCTTATCCCGCCGACTGGCAGAATTGCTTTACCTACCCATTGGACCTGTTCCAGTGGAGCGCGATGAGATCGGCTACTGGACACACCCTGCATCAGCTCTTCAACCCGACTGGGATGAAAGCACTCCCCCGGCCGAGATAAAAGACTGGTTCATGTCTTATGCTTTGGAGCAAAGGGGTGTTAACCTGGAAGATCAGAATGACGACCTTTTCGATCGCTGTCTGGAGAGTTTTGAAACTCTTAAAGAATGGGAACCCACACCACCAGATGGTGATGGCTGGTTTCTGTTCTCAGTCTTCGACAGTGAAGAAGGCATTCATGCCGAATTCGCAAGACGAAGTTACACGTGAAAATACAAACGGTATAACTACATCTTGTCGTATTGATATATATCATTCTATAGTAAACCCGTCATAACAACGGGTTACACTAATTATCCTCAAGCTGCATCTTTTTGTTGAGCATTTAAAGTTTCAGCAATTTGTTTATATTGCTGCACGATCTCATCACGCTCTTTCCTTAAATTTCTTTCGCCTGTATTAGTCGGTACTTTGATTGGATCAATTCCCTGAGCCTCAAGGCCCTTTATCGCCTTATCATATTCACCTACGGCATTAGAAAACGGACCAATAACTTGTTGATTAGCATTTTTTTGTGCAGACGAATAATAATCTTGGAATGCTTGAGCTACTTCTTGTTTCATCTGAGAGGCTAAGGATTCTCCTTCGCTTTTTAAAACAGCACCTTCTTCTTGTAATTCTCCAACTCTTACATTGAAGTCCTTCCCTCTAAATTGTGGAATAGCTACAACCCAATTGATACGCTCTGAATGTATTTCAGGAATATCCATGGAGAATTCCGTCCTCCCCATGGTGAACTCCGGGATATCAAAAGAAATCTTAACCGTTTTCATTCGAATATCTGGAATCGATATTATTACTTTCCCGGTAATTGGATTGTCTGAAATTACAACATCTTTCATATATGGCTCTGGTACATCAAAAGAAATTTCTTTTGTTTTCATTGTTATTTGTGGCAAGTCCAAAGACATCTCCTGCGTCTTCATAATAATAGTAGGAATATCAAAGCTTATCTCTTGATCAACCCATTCAACAGTAAATTTGAAATCAACCATAGCCGTTGCATCACTTTCAGCCTCACCTCGCTCAGCAAGCTCTTGACCTTTCCTCTGAATTTCGTCAATAAGTGGTTGATATTTTTCTTTAATCCCATCAACAATTTCTTGAAAATCAGCCATAAGTCACCTCATATTTAGTCTGTTGGATAGCAACATTATTAAGTATGGCCAGCGGAGATTTATTTATGATCATACGAAATGTTTAGTTTTGTGTAAAAACTAATGCTGAGTCATGAGCGACACGCCTGCATCCTTTTTATTTAGCAGCCATGTCCTAATGAAATATGTTTAGAGTTAATATATTTCATTAGGACATGATGGACGCAAAAAATAAAAAAATATTAACCACTACTGTCCCGCCCCACCGCCACCAGCCTGATTAAACTCCGCCGGAGAAGACCATATCCAGCGGACTGGGCTTTTGCGCGCGCTCTGGGCGGGCAAAACACGAGATACAGACCATGCCAGATATTGTCTTCAATGAAGAATGGGTAGTTGAAACCCGGCTGAGCGAAAGAACTGGCCTCTCAAAGGGGCAAATTAAAAACTATCGTTTGGGAGTGTGGATCGAGGGTGTTCACTTTAAACATCTGACCGCATTGGGAGAGACCAGCAGCAGCAATGGTGTCCTCTGGTACAACTACCCCCGAATTAATAAATTTGTTCAGGAGGCTTAATGGCAGCATTACCGACCGGGGTAGAAATACACAATGGGAAAATAAGGATCTGGTTCGTTTACCGTGGTTCCAGGTGTCGCGAAGTTCTGCATGGCTGGGCTATCACCGCGGCGAATATCCGCAAAGCGGGAAATCTTCGTGCTGGAATTATTGGCGATATACAGATGGGAACTTTTGACTATGCCAGACGATTCCCTGAGTCAAAGACAATCAAAAAGTTTACCACCACACAGCGCATAATAACCTTCAACGAGCTCTGTGACCTTTTCCTAAAAATAAAAAAGCTCGAATTATCTGCGGCATCGCATGACTCACTGACATCCAGGATAAGTACACTACTTCGCATTGTCGGTGGCAGAACGCATATTGACGATATTCAGCACACAGATTTGTTGAGATACCGTCAGGAATTGCTGACTGGTGAAGTTACATACAAAAAAGTGGTCTGGTTCAATAAGGAGGGACGCAAAGCTTCAACCGTAAACAACCTGATGGGCACACTATGCAGTATGCTGAAACTGGCTAACCATAGTAAGTTCATCACTCATGCCCCCTATGAAAATGTTAAAAACCTGAGAGTTTCTCAAAGAGATCCAGACCCGCTGCTACTTCATGAATATCAGGCTTTCATCAATATTCTGCCCCGCCGGTTTGCACTCACCTGGATTGTTGCGATTCACACCGGTATGCGTCACGGTGAGCTCTGTGCGCTCGCCTGGGAAGATATCGATCTGAAAAAGGGGGAAATACATGTATGCCGGAACCTTACGGCAAAAGGACTATTTGTTCCCCCTAAAACTAATGCGGGGATCAGAACAATCACACTTTTACAGCCTGCACTCGAAGCACTGAATGAAATCCATCAACTGACAGCAAACCAACCGAAAACAGATATCGTTCTCCATCATCGCGAGTATGGACGGACAGAACAGCTTTCTGTCCGATTTGTCTTCATTCCAGGACAGCAGTCGAGGGAAAAGAAACTGTACTTTTCTAAAAGGTCTTTTCCATACAGCTGGGAAAGCGGCATGAAACGGGCAGGCGTTAGAGTGAGGGATCCTTATCAATCTCGCCATACATACGCATGCTGGCTACTGTCATCAGGTGCTAACCCATCGTTCATTGCCAGTCAGATGGGGCATGAGAATGCAAAGATGGTTTATGAGGTTTATTCGAAGTGGATCAGCGAAATGAATGCGGATCAGATAAGCATGCTGAACAGCAGGATGCCGACCAAAATGCCCCCATTATGCCCCCAGCGCACTGCCTGA